CTCAGGCACGACGATCTCTCGGATCTCCATGAAGTCAGAGCGGTTTACAGCAGGTCAACTTTGGATTGAACGTAACCGCAGACGTGAAGGACCGCCTGTTGTTTACACCGTATTGTGCGGCAACTCGGCCAGGCCATTTACAGATCCAAAAGCCATCCTCAAATGGGTGAAGTGGCCCAAAGGTACGCCTACAGGTGACGCGCTACGCGATTGGCTTGCCTCGTTTGAGCAGAAACAAGATGCACCCGCGCCAGAACTGGATATGGCGCAGCTGCAACGTGAAGGCTTCGGGCCGGAATGTCATGACCCAGAGGATCCGACTGCCAACACTAAAATGGTGACGTGATCGCAGGGCCTGTCTCTGTTGGCAGTTTTGGCATCTCAGGCATCTCTGGGACAGGCACCTGATCAAGAATCGTTTTTGTCAGCTCTAGTTTCAGCTCGCTGGCGTAGTTTTTGACCATCGATGGCACGCGCGTGTAAGCCATCACGCCCATGACGGCCATCGTCCCGGACATGACAAAGCCGAGAACGCCCAGCAGGTTGTAGACCTTTTGCATAATTGTTCAGCCAACAAAAAGCCCCCGCGCTCTGCACAAGTACGGGGGCTCCTTGCCGTCTGTGTGAGGAGACAGTTAGGTTCTAGCAGCGATCAGAAACGAGCGCCAATCTTCACGTTGCCGGTGGTTTCAGTGTCGCCAGTGGCGAATGAAAGCTCACCGTAAAGAGGGCCACCGCTGATGCCAGCTTTGCCAGAAAGCTCAACCTCAGAATCGCCAGTGTCAGGCGTCACGAGGCTAGGGCCAGCTTGAACATAAGCACCGTTTGAAAACTCGTAACCAACATGCAGGTCGGTGACAGCACCACCCACGCCGGTCTCAGTTCCAACGCCGATGTTGATTTCGGGGTTAGCAAACCAATCTGCGCGGGCAGAGAGGGGAGCCAAGGCAAGTGCGCCAACGGCTGCACCAAAAACAAGACGCTTGATCATCGGAAGAATTAGCGTTTTCCCTGGCCACGGTACTTCTTTCGTCCCTTTTTAGGGCGTGAGTGTTGACCATTTCCTTGTGTGGTCCGTTTGGGTTTACCGACAACAAATGTTTGCCCGTTCAGGGACTTAGCCATCAGATGCCGTCAGTTGAAGTCAGGTTCTGATACTTCAGAGCCAAACCTGTAAACAGACCATGCTGAGGGTGGCTGATCTGGTCACGGCCATCAAGGAAGTACAACTCTTCGAGCCACAGCGTTCTAGCCGCCATAGCCTGTACGTCCTCCGCTCCAGGCTTGGCGGCGATCATCGGGTCAGGGCGTTGCATTAGATCACCAGCTAGAAGGTTTGCCAGACGCCTGAGTCGGCGTAATCTGCTCAACGATGCGTGCAGCCAGTGCATCCTGAATCTCAGTGACCTTTTCAGCGCCACCGAGTTTGGCCTGCACTGCTGCCACGATGTCAGCCTCAGTCAGATCCTCGAAGTCAGCCAGCGTGTCAGGACGATCAAGGCCGATGCTGCCGTAAGCGCCTGAGTTGTAGGCGTTGCCCTTAGCGTCAACCTGATCGCTGATTGCGGTCACGGTGTAGTGAGCCGTGTGAGCAAAACCGTCACTGAGGTCACGGTTGAGATCAGCGATCTTCCAAACGTAGGTGTTAGCCATGCTGAGGTGAAGTCAAAGAGAGTTTACTTAGCCAGCCTCAAGGGCTGCAACCTTGGTTTCCAGAGTTGTGATCTTGGCTTTAGCCTCTTGCAGTGCTTTTAACATTGGAACAATCAGCTTTTTGTAATGAATACCACGCAGCTCCATCTCACCCTCAACTTCGTCATAGAAACAAAGCTCAGGGGCAACAGGTTCAACGTCCTCCGCAATTAAGCCATATTCAAGCTCAGGATTAACTTCACCAGTATACGCACCCTCTTGATCAGTTAGCTTGTAGTTAAATGAACTAGGTTGAAGCTGATAAAGCCAGTCAACATTACTCAAAAGGTTGATATTTACTTTTGAGTTCCGAACAGAAGAGATGTAACCAAGCTGACCACCATCTTCAATGAAAACGTCTCTAGTCGTTCCACTGAGAGGCGTGCCATAAATTACTTGAGCAGTAATTCGCCCGTTTCCGGCAATTCTAAATCGCTCGCTGCCAGCTGTCTTAAACCGCATGTAGTCGCCATTATGCGAATACTGAATCTCACCTCTATCTTGTGCTGAATCCTCAAATAAAATTGTTCCAGCAGAGCTAGTGCCGCTACGAATAGTAATACCAGCGTTAGCTGAATCTGCGATTGTTAGTTGCTCTCCAGCTGCAGGGCCAGGTGAAGTGGTCCCAACCATCAACCGCCCAGAGCTATCGATTCGCAGCCGCTCCGTCGGGCTGCTTGCACCGTTCGCTGTGGTGGAGAACACTAGGCGGCTTGGATGAGAACTTGAATGTGTCCAAGTTGCATCGGCTTCACCTTTAATTTCTGCGCCTTGAGTTTCGTCGGCACTGCCGCCAAATTGAATAGCACCAATGCCATTGCCATTACCAATAGTGGAATCGTTTTTGCCTACAAAAATTTTGCCGATTGAATCACCTGCCGACTTACCAACAATCATTCCTACAGCAGAGGACGCGCTAGATATACCAACCAGCAACCGCCCCGAGCTATCGATGCGTGCTCGCTCACTGGCGTTCACGCCAAATTTCATCACATCACCGTTATTGTCGTAATAGATGTAACCAGCATCATCATTATCAGAATCCCCAAATTCAATTCTGGATTCTGATGAAGTTCCAGATTGAATGGTTAAAAGGCCAACGCCGCCTGAGTCAATTTTTACTATCTGAGCTGAAGAGCCACTGCCATCATGAATATGTAATTTCCTGCTTGGCGACGAATTTCCGATGCCAATGCAATCATTCCCTGCATCGACAAACAGCATGTGAGTTTCGCCGTTTGACTCCACGCGGAAGTCAACATCATTGCTGGGGTCGTTGAATACAACCTCAGAGCTGCCAATCTCAAGACGCTCTGCACCGCCAGTAGCAAAACCAATCTGATCAGCGGCAGGGCTGAATATGCCTGTATTTGCGTCATCAGCAAACGCAAGGCCAGGCGTTGAGGCTGATCCGTCCTCAATCAGCATCGTGCCGTCAAGCTCACGCAGCGTGATCCAGCCGTCGTTAGAGCTGTTCCTGATCTTCAGGACGTTCTCATTAGTGTCTGCCCAGAATTGGTAGGCGTATCGCGTGCCAGGTTCTGTACTGCTGCTGTTGTTGCTGACGATTGCCGCAAGGGCGTTATTCAAGTCAGAACGGACCGCAGCCCCCGTTCCATTAGCAATCACATAATCGTGAGTAGCCATGCCTCAGCCCGTTTTCGACAACAGTACCTTTATGTTAAACCGCCTTGCCATAGCCCACAGCCGCATACGTGAAGTTGCGATTCACGTTGGCATCACTGCTGTTCAAGATGTCCACGTCAAAGCCAGTGGCGCTGACATTGCTGACGTTTAGCCGTTCACCGTTGCCAAGGTTCTGAACCGTTACCGCAACGCTCGGCAGATAAGCATTCGATCCACCAAGCGATGCTGTGCCCGTGAAGAACGCCTTGTCGAAGGTCACGCTTTTAGTGCTGGTGCCTGAAGCGATAGTGCCGTTGCTATTTTCTTGCCTGCGCTGGAACGTTGCCTCATAGCCCAGCTCATCAACCAAAATGTTCTGACCCGTGTCGGAGCTGGTTAGCTCTGCTTTGAACTGGAACGCCCTGGCCTCAAACGTTCCAGAGATAAATTCTTGCCATGCGCCGTAGGTTGGAGAGCCTGATGGGTCGTCGTTTGTGCTTCTGAAATACAGCTTGGCATTCACTGCGTCAGCGTCATCACCATCGAAATCGCTCCAATCGTCAACATTTGCTGTGCGTGAGTCTATTAGATCACTTGGAAAGAAAGCCCTGGTGACAAACCTGCGCTGAATATCCAGCGAGAACCGTGCGCCTAGATCAAGAGCATTGACAAATTGATATTCCGCAGAGGTCAACACGTCACCCATGTTGTCGAAATCATCAATCTCATCAAAATCAGTCGCATCGTCCAAGTCTTCATCACCATCAATGACTAATGCGTCAAGATCTTCGATGTAAGTACAGTCAGTCCGTGTCCCTTGAAAAGGTGGGCTGTCGAGGTCTTCTCTGCGGGTTTGGATCGCAAGTCGTCCCAGGGTGTCTGGGAACTGCATGATCACGCTGGTTGCGTTCGTGCTTTTGTTACCTAAGTCGTCTTCAAACTTGGCGAATATCTCACCAGCAACCAGCGGAACAATAGCCTCAGTTGAGTTACCAGCGACCGCTTCAATCAGATCAACAGAATTAGGCCACGTTGCTGTTCCATCAGTCAGGTTACTGTGCTTGATGTGAACAAGGCCATTCACCTTCACGTCAAGGTCAACAGTCTTATCCCAGCGCAGGCGAGCACTATTGGCGCTGATTGGTTCAATCGACAGATTCTGCACATCGCCAGGCACTGCCGTCTTGCCGAGCAGCGTGTACGTTGCTGATGCTGTGCCGCTCTGCTTGCCAAGGTAGTTTTTGGCACGGATCTGAACAGTCAGCGTGCCAGCTCTCAACGTCCGCAAAGTTACAGACGGATTTGAAGTGTTTATCTCAGTAAAGTTGTCATTATCCAGCCTGTACTTAACAAGAAACTCATTGACATTTACTCTGTCGTGCTGCCAGCTCAGGTCAAAACCAGTGTGAACGGTTTGGCCCTCCTCGTATAAAAACTCAGTGCCAGACAAACCTTCTGGCGCCGTTGGCGTGCCGTTCAAGTTGCTTATGTCTCGCGCTGTTAGCGCAATGTCTTGTTCAACAGCTGCATAGATTGATGCGTTGTAGGCAACAGCAGTGACGCCGACAGTGCCATCGCCACCTTCAGCAACAGACACCACCCGGTATTGCTGCGATTGAATGTCGCTGGTTTGGATCAGGTAAATCGCTTGCGCCTGTGGTGCCTGGCTGAAAGCCTCGCTGACAGTGATTGCAGTGCCTGAGATGCTGCTGATTGTTTTTGTCTCAACCAAACCTGTTGGCAGCAGCACTGACAGCGTCGGACTATTTGACAGGTTCACAGACAGATCCGTGTCGCTGTCAATCGTGACGACAGTTGTCGTTGCAGAGCTGACCCTGCCGCTGCGGCGTGTGCCAGCACGCAAGGGATCAGCAATGTCGATGACAATGCCTGGAGTGACAGCAATGCCGGCATCAATAGACACAGCGAAGCTGACTGTTTCTGACAGCAGCCTTTCGCTAGTCAGCAACCACTTGCCCAGCCTGTGCGCTTGGCCTTGGCTGTAGCAGCCGATTGCTTTTACGTCCTTATTAACGATGCCGTACTTTGCAACGGCGTCATGATCTTCAACATATTCATATTCAACTTCACCGAGCGTGTCATAGCTTTGCCACGCCACCGTGGCGCAAGTGTGTCGTGCTTTTTCAGCTGTGCCGCTGTAGGTGAACAAGCCATCAACAACGTTGCTAGGGCCAAGCAGATATTGCGAGTCAGCAGGCTTGTCCTGACGCAAAACAAGTGAGCCGGCGCCGTAGTAACTGATGCCCCTGAAAATGCTGGTTAGCTGCTGAATAACGTTGTAGACCTCGTTCCGCGTGTTGAGCAGCAGGTTGAGGCTGAAGCGCGGCTCTTGCCCTCCTTTGCCATCATCAACAAGCTCGTTGCAGTATCTGCTGATTTCATAAAAGTCGAACAGGTCCAGTGACGATTCAGGCACGGAGCAGCCGTACCTGGTGTCCGTAAGCAAATCGAATAAGCACCAGGAAGGATCTGAGGTCCACGTTGCCGCAGACAGCGTGCCATCAAACAACCCTGAGTAAGTAATGCGCCCCAGGTGTGTTGTGGTGTCAACAGTGCCGTTGCTAGGGATCCTGACCTTTGTGCCACGAATTAGATATTTCCGCCGTGGGATGTTTTGGAACTGCTTTGAGCTAAAGCGCAGGCCAACCAACGCAGAGTTTGGATAGGCAAGCTTCTCTGTTTGGATTTCAGTGAAGCTGGTGAAAAAAGTGCTGCTGACTTTCTTGCTCGATGTCTCGTCTGCACTGACTCTGACAACTCGCACATCAACAGGAAAACTGCCTGTAAGTGGGACTAAATAATCGCGTTGATAGCGGTTGCTGCTCTTGCCTGAAATAGTGTCAGATACAACGTCGTTGTATCCGCCGCCGTCATACTGAATCTGAATTTTAATCTGAACCGAGTGGCCAAGGATGTCACCCTTGTCAGTTACCTCTTGCAGACTTGGGAGTGAAATGGTTAGACGGATCCTGTCAATCTCACTATTGGTGATTGTTCGGGTAACTGGCGCACCATTAGTTACCTCAACATTGACTGCACGCTCTGTCTGGATTCCACCTGTTGCATCAGGGATGTGAGACTGCCCCTGCGTGCCGTTAACCGCAGTAACCGCAAAATTGTCAAAGTTGAAACTGCCGTCAGCGTTTTGCAGCGGAGTGTCTTCTAAAAAAATGCTTTTTGCCCCGTCGTCGAAGCCTTGAATCTCACCCTCACAAAGCAGGTCGAGAACGTTTGCAAACTGCTCAGAAGAAAGCGAATCATCTTGCTCAACAGGCGTGCGGCCACCACCGCCGCCACCTTTGCCGCCACCACCTGAGCCAAGAATTAGTTTCTCTTCGTGCATCAGCTTTTACGGCGGAGAAGGAAGTCCAGCACAAGAGATTCCTCAGTAGAGCTATCAGGAGAATGGTCAACGTCGAGCCCGCTGCTAATCACAGCTGACCCAACAAAAAGCCGCCCATAGGCTATTGGCACCGCAAGACCCTGCTGGCTGGTGTTAGTGATTCCGCTGAAGCTGAAGTTCTGAATCCGGTTTGCCTCTTTTAGCTCAAGTCCTGAAGGTGGCGTCGGCGAAATAATCTGCGACACACCTGTAAGGACCAAGCCAGCACCAACAGCAGATAACGCCGTGCCGACTGTTGTCAGCGTTCCTGCCGCTGCGATTGGTCCACCAAATGCGCCGAAAGCAGAGGCCCCAAACAAGCCAGCACCAGGGAACGCAAACGATGCGCCAATCAGCAGAGCCCCAAACAAAATGCGCCCAAAACCACCACCGGCACCAGCAACTACAGGTGTGATGCTGAAGACCTCACGCTCTGACCAAGGCAGTCCCAAGATGCTGATGTCATCGGGTGTCGCCTCTTCTTTGCCAACCCTCACCCGATAGCCAACGCCATCCTGCTCACTATCAATAAGCCACTTGTCCAAGCCAGGGAAGTTGACGCACAAAGCCTTGACCGCCTGCGCAGGTGTTGCCACGTTCAGCTCAAAGCGGCACTGCCCTAGCCGCTCCCTCAAAGCGCCGTAGACCTTAACGACTTTCATGGCGTATCGCCCGGTCTGTGGCCTTCAAATAATAGCCACCCAGTAAATCCCTAGAACTCAAGCGCCCTTGGACGTGATGCAAAATCTGCTGATCGCCAAGATAGATCGCAGCATGGTTCGGCACTGGCGATTGCAAGTTCATCAGCAGCAGATCACCGCGCTGCAGCTCTTCAATCGGCACCCGTGAAAACCCCTCTTTAGCGAAGTTCTCCACATACATGTTTTCCCCGTTGTGCCACCACTGATCACGGCGGTGATAGTCACTCAACGTGATGCCGTATTCACGCTGGAAAAAGTCACGCACCAACGTGTAGCAGTCCACAATGCCGTGGACAAACTCACGACCTACATACTGCAGCTCAAAACCTTCTGGCTCGCAGTAGCCCCAGCCCTCAGTTTTCGGGTTGACGATGAACCAAGGCAGGCCGGACTTTTCACAGGCCACACGATCGGCCTCTGATGGTGCAGGGTTAGTTTTTGGATGGCTGTGAACAATCGCAACCACCTCGCCTTTGTCCTCGACTTCATGCCAGCCATCGAGCACGAAATGCTCATCGGGTGTTTGGGCAATGTTGCGACAGGGAAAATAACGACGCCTGCCCTTCACAACAGCAACCAGCCCGCAGCACTCCTTTGGGAACTCATCCTTTGCATGCTGCAGGATGTCCGCCTGCATTGCGTCAGTCAGTTTCATCGGGTCAAGCCAGCCCCAGGGAAAGATCCAAACGGAAGCGTTCCGTTTTCACCGAAACGCAACTTGCAGGATGAAAGGCGCTTGCCACACACATCCTGCGACAAGGAGGGAACACTGTTGCCGTTCACATCAAAGAAGTTGCTGCCGGTGTAGCTGCACTCACTGCTCCTGTAAATCCATTGGCAGGTGTTGGCGATGATCTGTCGCTTTGGCAGCTTCTGCCCTGCAAGGTCAAACTCACTGGCAAGTTCAAAGGTCACAACATCCCGGGTTTCTGTTGCCTTGCGGTTGATGCGCCAAATCTCTGTGGGGAACTTGGCGTTCGGATCTGCCGTTGATTCACCGTCTAGGTAACGCTTTAGGGTGCGGATACGTTTCACTGTTGCACCCGTCAGGTCATTGCCTGTTGTTGTGGCATTGACCAGCGCCAGAAGCGTGGTCATGGTCCCGTCAAGGTTGGCGATGCTTAGCGTCGGCTGCGGAAGCGTGCCGCCAGAGCGCATCTCAAAACCATCAGCCTGAACAGGGAATCGCGTATAGGCATTGCCATCAAACACGATGTTGCCTGTCACGTTGGCGTTGCTGCCGGCATGAAAGCGATAAACGTCAGAGCTGCCGTGCAACGTGCTATCTAGGTGCAGCTCGAACAGCTCAATGATTGCGCTGGGAGCAAGAACAGAAACGTCCTCATAAACGCTGCTAATCGCAGTCCAGACAACAGTGTTGTCAGTGACTGTGCTGCCAACATCCGTTGGCCAGCTCGGTTCACTGCTGGCAGAAGTGCCAGCTGTTGTGCAGCGAAACCACAGGCCACTGTCTTGGCTTGTGGTGGCCCTGCGTGTGTCACCAACAGAGAAAGCGGTGCTGGCTGCCCAGGCTGCAACTGCTGCCATTACGGTTCAAAAACTTGGCGGAACGTTGCGTTGATTGTGGCGCGGTTCAAGTATGGGATTGATTTGCTCCAGCTTTCACAAACAAACTTAGATGCGCTGCCCTCACCTGGCGGGGTGAAATCAAACGACGCTGAATCACCAGCACGGGCATCAAGGAAAGTTTCAATCGTGTCTGCGTCAGTTTCTGAAACCTCAAACGTCAACTGATAAACCTTTGGGTTTTGGTTCAGGCCGTACTTGAGCCTGAGTTCAAATCCATCACCAAAGCGCACAGTCCTCGTTGAAGGGCTGCTGCGCTTTTGGAGGCCATACGTCGGCGTTATAGACGGGAAAGTTGCCATCAGACGGTTGCAAGAAGGCCGCCAGGCCGTTTCTGTTTAATCAGTTCCAGTTGTACTGCCAAGCCGATTGCCTTGCCAAGCGAAGCGCCTTGGCCATTGCTGGAGTCAGCAGAGGTTTCACCGGCGCTGACATTGACTGTGATTGTTGTGCTGCCCATGCCGACACCATTAGGCAAGATGGTTCCTGCGCTCCTAGGGACAAACAACTCAGGGCCTTTTTCACCAACAATCGACGGCTTGCCAACAGGCGGGCTACCGCCGTTCGCAAAACCAGGAAGAGCTGAGAACAGACTGCTGCCTGGGAACACTGCTTTAAGCAGAGTGTTAGTACCGATCTGTAAAAGCTGCCTAGCTGTATTTTGCAAAACGTTATTTAGGGCTTCACCTGCAGATTTAGCCTGCAATAAACCATCGACAATGCCATCACTAATTGTTTGCCCAATCCGCTGGAACAGCTTCTCCTGTTCGGTCAAAACTTTTTTGATGTCTTTCTCTTTGTCTTCTCTACCTCGAGCCGCTTCCTGTAAATTAAAAGTTTCTTGCAAAACCTTTCGCAAGGGCTCTAGTTCTTCCTTTGTTAAGGCAGGGAATTGGTACTTTAGGTTTGCAAGATCGAAAGTATTTTGCAACCTTCTTGCTACAGCCTCGTCAGTTTCTTTTGCGACGTCTCGATCTTGCTTAGCAAGTTCAAGGGCTTTCGCCAATGCAGCTAGTTGGTTGGTCCTGTCGTCTCCAGGGTCTGCGCCTCCAGTTGCTGCATCCTGGAGCTGCTTTAATAAAGCATCTATGTCTGATTTAGTTTCTGCAGCAGTTTTACGTCGATCTGCGCTGAGCTTCATCAGCCTCATCGATATATCAACGATAGTCTGATTTGCGCCTGCTAGTTTCCTTTCGAGATCCGCGATCTCCCCGGCAAATTCATCTGCTCCGCTAATTAACTCAAACCCTGTTTCTCCTTCTGCTGCCTTTGCTGCTTTATTGCGCAGGGTTTCAAGCGTATTCTCAAGCAGAGCTCGCGTAGCTGTCTGCGTTGCTAGAGCCTGCTCGAGCTGCTTTTCTGTGCCAAATTCAAGCAGATTGTTTAGATCACGCTGTGCCCCACTTGCTTCAATTAACTTACTAATAACAAGGTCAAGGCCGACGAGAAGAAAGCCAAACGGTATAGCGGTTTTTAACAACCGCATCGTCCCTGCGAGACTTGCTGTCGCGAGTTTTGCTGTAACTAGCTTGGCCTTAGTCGAGACGAGCAAAGGGATAATCCGCTTTGCGAAAGTGAATGTCGCAGTCTTTTGCAGAAGGATAAACGCCTTATTAGCAACGAAAATTTTTGCGGCAAATCCTGCCATCGAAACCGCAGCCTTAATTGCCTCTGGGTCGATCCCGCGGATAAAACGAGTGAACGCAGAGATTTGTGCATTCACCTCAGTTAAAAGGTCCTTTAGGCCAGGACCGAAAACCTTGTCAAAGACTCGAGCTAAGCCTCCGAGGTTATTAGCAAGAGCTTCAGTTTGTCCCGAAACCGTATCTGTCAGCTTATTAAATGCGCTTTCCGCAGCACCCGACGAGTTCTGCTGGTTCTCTAGGGCTTGATTGAACTTGCCGAGGCGATCGTTGACTAGTGGCATGATCGCGGTCAATGCCTCAACGCTTCCAAATAACTGCGAGATCTCTGCCTCACTGCCGCCAGTTTTATCAATCACCTCCTTGAGGAAGCCCGCGAAGCCTTTCTGCTTAATCGCGGCTGTGCTGAACTCAATGCCTAGCTCTTTCGCTCTCTTAGAAGCTTCAGAGGTCGGCTTAATAACTCCTGCAATAACCTGACGGATACCGGCAAAAGTCGATTCAACCGGAACACCAGTTGCAGTAACAGCGGAGATTGCGGCGTTTAGCTCATCAATGCCTACGCCAGCAGCGGCAGCAGTCGGAGCAACACGACCAATCTGCGCGGCATACTGTGCAACGATAATTTTGCCGTCGTTCTGGGTTTGAATAAATCCATCGACAAGTTTCGACGCTTTATCAGAACTCAACCCGTAAGCGTTCAGAACAGAGGTCGTCGCATTAGCAACCGTATTCAGATCTGACAGGCCGCCTTTAGCGCCTAGTGATGCTGCCTTAAGAATGTCAGACGCACTCGCTGCGTTATTAAATCCAGCAGAGGCAACGTCGTATGAAGCAGCAAGCAAAGTCGTCTCGCTGATCTGTCCTTTCAGCTGGGCACTTACGCCCTGCAACCGCTTCTTTAGTCTCTCGGAATTGACACCAAGAGTTTCTACAGCAGCCGCAGCGGTCTCAGCCTCCTGCATCCCTCTTAGGAACCCGCCAACAGCACCGACGCCCGCTAAGGCAGCAGTTACCTTTCCGACAGTTCCTTGCAGGATCTGGGCAGCTCTATTGACACGATTTAGTTCGCGCTCTGCGCCTCTGCCATCAACCCTTAGGCGTACAGAGGACTCAACTGCCACAGATCCGCCTCAGCAATAGTTCAATGCTACCGCCGACTGTGCTTTGCGCGATCCATTGCCTTTTCCTCTTCCTCTGCTTTTACCTGGTGATAGGCAGCAAAGTGGACAAGCTCCGCGTCGGTAAGTTCCGTGCGGAGCCTGCTGACAGTCATCCCTAGTTCGCAGGCCAGGTGGAACTCATAAAAAGCCCACTTGTCCTGCCTCAGTCGTTTTTTGCGTCTTCGAGGCTTGTCTCCTCACCGAGCCCGAAGAGGAACAGCTCGATCTCATTAAGGACCGTCTCTGGCAGTTGCCGATGAAGCTTTGCAGCATCTGCAGCAGCAAACGCCTTCGTGCCGTCTTCAAGCTCAGCCATCTGGCACAGCATCTGCGTGCTGATGTCTAATGCCTCTTCAGTCCCAGCAAGGCTCTGAGCTTTTTTGCGGTCTGCCCGGGTGATCGGCTTAAAAAACAAATCGACGACTTTGTCGCCGTTAGCGTTTTTCAATTCGAACTTGCGACGCTGGTTGAGGTCGAACGCCCCAACCAGCAGGTCAACAGTGCGATTTGCAGCAGGCATTTAGACAACATTTCTGTCGTCCAAACTATAGCCTCATCACTCAAGGTTGCCGGTGATAGTACCGCTAGTGATGAAATTGCAGGTCACGATGTCAATCTCACCAACAGTGGAAGTGATCTCCATGTCGGTGATAATTCCGGCAAAGCTCACAGAGTCGGTACCAGAAGTGGTGCCAGTCGTGAACAATTCAAACGTAGCGTCTGCAGGATCTGCAGTCGTCAGAACGTCTTCAAGAAAAGCAGCTTGGCCGGTAGCGTCAGGGTCATAGACCAACTCGACGGTTCCAGATCCGCTAATCATGCTGCCAACGAAGCTCCGGAAGGTGTCTCCGTGCTTGGAAACATCCAGGGTTTCTTTGGTAGTTGAAAGGCTCCAGCTGCGAGTGCCAACGATTGTTGCGTTGCTAGAGCCAGCGGCGTCAAATTGGACTGCGCCTTGTTCTCCGCGAAGGACGGCCATGGTCAGAGTTCCTCGATGAATTCAAAGGTCACACGGACCTGAGTTTGGAAATAGCCCTCGGGAGCTGGCACAGCCAAGGCCTCTGGACCGGTTGGTGCGTCGAAGAAAACCCCCGACACGTTGGCCCTATTGTACAAATCGCGAACACGTTTTCCAATAACGTAGTTCGCACCGGGGCCAACTCCTTTAGCACTAAAGATGTTAATGAGAAGCAGGCCGACGATTCGGTTTTGGGAGTCTGTTGTCCCTCCGTGGCCTAGATACTCGCTAGCACCAAAGGTCGTAAGGCACTGGACCCAGGAAGAGCCCGGTGTCGGCTCGTAAGCCATGTTGTGGAAAACAACAGGGATCGCGGGGCTATCCGCAAGCTCCGTCGCTAATCGACCCTCGATCGTGGCCCTGATTGTGTTTAGATCAGCGGCAGCCATTAGCTCTCCCTAACGATCTTTCTGTACTGCCCCTGCGCCCAGGATTCAAGTTCTTTCCCGATGATGTCTGGAAAGCCAGGGACAGTTTTAGGGCTCTGCCTGCTTCTGTACACACCTCCCCAGGATTCAGGCAAGCTCGTGCCATAGCAAACCGGCTCGGCATAATCCTGACGGTTGTTGATCTCGCCGACGAACCGCTCGACCTTGCTCTCCCAGGCATTACGCAAATCACCACCGCCAGTCTCCTCACCTTCGTAAACAACTCGGACAGGAGTGGCCTTCTTAACTCGAGCTTCCCACTCGAGCGTTGTTACTCTCACGAGCTTCAACACCTCGCCTTCCATGTGCTTGCCGATCTGATCGAAGCGGATCTGACGACGTGCCATCGTTAGGCCCTCAGGATCAGTTCGTAGGTGATCGGATCGTTTGCCTGCTCGGTCGTATCGACTCGAATGATCTGGTGAACAACACTTGAGATCACAACACGATCCTTTGTCTCCGGGGTCGTAGCAAGATCAGTCGCAGCCACGATTAGACGCTTGTCGCCTGCCTGGATAAGTTCGTTCACCTCCCGCAGGGAGACGTCCTCCACTACACCCTTAATGTCTGTGTCCGACTCCGTTTCAGTAACAGCGCCGGTCGTTGTGTCGTAAGTTCCCGCCGTCACATAACGGATTGTCACATCGCCACCAAACTTGTTGATGACCTTGCCTGCGACACTCTCTAGCGACTTAGCGAGGCTCATTAGGCGATGTAACCGACAACAGTTCCAGAGGTCAGCTTCACAGAAGTGATAACAATCCCCTCGATGCAGGCTGATGTATTGAAGTTAATAGCGGTTGCGTCACCGCCAGCCAAGTTCTCATCAATCCCTTCGCCAGTAAGGGTATGGATCACGGAATCCTCAAGCGCCATCAGCTTTACAAACTTTGCTGTGTGCGTTGCGGTATCGGTGATGATCGTGGCCTTGGTCGGCTCGAATCCGTAGCCCATGATCAGCTCCGTTTAATGGCGATGTTGCCTGGTCCGCTAATTCTAAGACCCGTCAAGTACCTTTCAAACATCGGCGGAACACGATCAGCTCCGATCGCGCCAGTCTTATCAGGGGTTACGTCGAGGCTCCCGATCTTGACGTTCTTAAAATCCTCAAGGCCACCGAGGCTGATGCCATCCGCGTTGTTCTTGAGATAGACAGCTAGCTCGATCTGGGCGCGCTTAATTTGATCAGGGATCTCTTCGTCGGTGAAGTAATCCTCCGAGATCCGAAATGGAAAGCCAGTTGCGTAGGTGTTGACGTAGGTATCAGGCTTGCGCACGCCCGTACGAGGCCATTGCAGGGCCTGGGTATCTGTTGCCCTAGCTCCTAGAAAGCGTTCGCGGTCTAGGCGCTGTGCAGCGGCCGCTAGAGCCCGATTGCGGTTGTCGTCTGTGCCGGTGTCCCACTTGCTGACATCCGTGCTGTTAATCATCGCCTCGACGTAGGCGTCAGCTTGGGCCAGCGTTATGTAGCTGTTGGCGTCTGCGCCGCCCGCTGTTGCGTCGATTGTTACTGCCATCGGGCTTCACAGTAGAAGTCTTTTTGGTCGGCTTTTCGGAAGCGGAGGCCGCCGCTTGCGCAGCAGCCTCACGTTCCTTCATCCGCCTAAAGGCGAAGAGACCCATCAGGAGCTAGCGCCCTTCAGAGCTACGAAGTTGATCACGATCGCCTCGGAGAGGCTGCCGGTGCTCACGTTGCTAACGGTCACTTTGAAAGAGCCGGAAGCGAGAGAGTTGGCGTTGACCAGGTAAGACCCGGCGGTGCCTGCGGAACCGTGATTAACGACCACCACATCGGTTGCGGCGATCTTGTCGTTGTTCACCTGGAAAGTCACCTCAGCAGCGGCTGCGAGGGCAGCGCCGTTCATGGTGATCTGACCGGACTCTGCATTCAGAGTCACAGCGGTGGACTTGTTGGTGGACTGGGTGACGGTGCCACCACCGGTAGGGCCGACAAGGTTGCCGGCGGTTGCCTCAAAGATAGATGCCATTGTCAGGATCCCCCTCAGTCAAGGTTGCTGGTGTTGGTGATCCGCACAATGCCGATGTTGTTGGTCTCGTAGACCTTCGTCCAGTTGCCAACGGTCTCGAGCTGGGCGCGAGTCGGGTTGGAGACGGACGTCGAGAACTTCGAGCCGACAGGGTGGTACACGTAGTGCAGATCGATCGACATGGCATCACTCTTGGCGAGGATGTCGCGATCAGTTTCAGTCTGGAGACCGAGCTGCTCACCGGATGCAACCGCACCCTGCGTGAACATATAGGTGGCATATTCGGTGGAAGCACCGGAGCCAGTCGTCTGCACATCGGCAGACACGATTACACGCATCCCCATGAAGGTCGGGACCTGCACACCGCCGAAGGCGTTTGCAGTTGAACCTTGGGTTGCGTCTGAATCGGCAGCACCGTTGTTGTCGTACACGAAGTCGAGTGCACGGCGCTCCATCAGGTCGTAATACACCTTGGGGTGTACGCAGATGGCGGTGAGCTTTTCGCCTTGGTCGCCGAGGATAGATTTGCCCTCGACGATCTGACGGGGGCCAAGAACGGTCGGGGTATCGCCAGTAGCGCCGTCAACAGTCAAAGCTGAATAACAAGCAGAGCTGTTGTCATCGACAGCGCCGAAGACGCCAGCCAAGCAGGACAGGAGATCCTTTTGACGCTGGTTTGCGATGTAGTCAGCGATCTTTGCGCCGATCGCAGCCATCGGGTCGGAACCTGCGGCCAGTGCGGCGAGGTCACGGGACTCAAAAGCGCGACCACGATGCAGGACAGCAGCAACCTGCTTGTCTGCAGTGATCTTGCCAGGAGTCAGGGAAGAGCTATCAGTCAGACGCTCAAAATCGCCCGACAGATTGGCTTTGTAAAATGGGACTTGAATAAAGTCGCCACCATCATCTGCGGCATTTAGCTCGGCCATTGGCTGAACCACACCGGAGGCCAGGAAGGCATCACGCTGAGTGGTTTGCTCAATGACATAAGGCGTAAATACCTCTGGGATGATGATGTCAGAGCGAAGAGTCGCCATGACTGATCCTCAGAAATAAGATTTACGGTGTGGGCACAGCCCTTGGCTTGGCACAGCCTTGCCTTGCGTTGATGTTAGCGGTTAGCCGCTGCTTTCAACCTCTCATACATATCGCGGTCTGTGCGAAAAAGACGCGATTGTTCAGTGAGATTAAAGCTGTCCTTTGCAAAGGGATTCTTCGTGCCGGGTGGAATATCTCCTCCGGTACTGCGACCTGAAGGTGCTCCGGTGCCCTGCGGCTTAGGTGCTTTCTGCACCCACTCCGGTGTATTTCGCTTCGCCCAATCAATAACAGGCGTCCGCTCGTAGCCGTCGACAACAACGACAGTGCCATCGTTTTCGCGCTGAATCTCCTTGCCGTTTAGGTACGACTTAAGGACGAGATCAGGATCGTGTACGACGTCAGCAAGAGCCGTTGCGGCGGGCGTTACGAGTTCGAGCTCTCGCACTCGCTCCTCGAGTTCAGCGATGCGCTTGTCCTTCTCCGCCGACGCCTCACGGAACTGCTGCTCCAAAGCTTGCCGCGCCTCGGTGTACTTTCCTTCTGACTCGAGCTTGCTTTGTTCGGCTTTGTGCTTGAAATCGATAAGTTCCTGAATATCCACCCCATCAGGAACGTTCTTGATTTGGGTCGAAATCTTTTTGTACTCGTCAAGCAGTTCGGCGTTTTTACGCCGCATTGCGTCTAGTTCTGCTTCGAGTTTTTTGGTGTCAACAGTTTGCTCCACAGGAGCAGTTTGTTCATCAGACATTAGGCACAGCCTAAATTGCAGCCTAATGATAACAAGGTTCTACCACTTCACCTTATCGGCCCAATATGCCGCCGATGTTTTGCCCTTCGCGATATTTTTCGCGTGCCGGGCCTTAAATGACTTTCTCTTAGCTTTGTCAGCAGCACTCTCCCCTTTGCGCGGAGGCTTCGTCTTAGCACCCTGCATACCGAACCGAATGAGCTTCGGTTTGCCGCCGTCTTTAACGACGACAGCGTGAGACTTACCGCTCGGATGGTTCGGCGTACGGATGGGCTTATCAAAGCCCGCAAACGTATGGCCACCGCGCTTGATGCTCATCGTTTCTTGTTGTAGCGGGCGTAGATCGCAGCATCAGCCGTTCGGGCCTTGTCGCCTCGCATATAGCTGTTGACCCGACCCATCGCCCAAGCAGCCATCGGTACGTTGCGGGATCCGCTTGACAGGTAGGCACCCTGCCCCTTGCGGTAGACCGCAGCAAGCTCACCGTAGAAAAAGCGAGTGCCCTCAGCCTTTTCTTTTAGAGCCTTTACTGTTGCGGCGCTTAGTGGTTTTCTTTTTGGTGCCACCTTGCTTAGTCCTCGAGGCTGAAACGGCTTTGATGTCGATGAACTCCCCAGCCTTGTAAGCCTCGGCAGTTCGCTTAATCTCACGCGCTTTTGCAGAGCGGTTCTTAGCACCTGACAGGTACTTCTTAGGAAGGCCAGTGGCCTTGTCCTTTGGAACTCGCCGCTGCTTGCGTGCCATCACTTCTTCTTTTTCTTGCCTCCCTTTTTCTTGCCCATCTTGGATTGAGGCTTTTTAGGTCCGTTGTAGCCCGGCATCAGTCGGCCTCCTTAGATGCTTCCTTTTTAGCGGCTTTCTTCTTAGGTGGGGCCTTAGGAGCCTCCTTGCCTTCAGCTGTGAATTGGTACTTGCTATGCAGTTCCATAAGAAACCTGCAGGGACAAATACAATCTACGCTTTCTCGGTCTCGTCAACAAACTTAAATCCGTCCTTCTTGGCGAGCTTCTCGATGTAGTCGAGCTCGCTGCGCTTTGCGCCTTTGACGTGCTGCTCCTTTGGGTCGCCGACACCGATCGGCTCAATGAATCGTTGATCAGCCATCAGTCGAGTTGCACAAGGAAGATTTCATAGGCAAACAGACGTTCCTTTGTCATCTGGGCGTTTACCTCCGAGCGTTTAACCATGTCTACTCGATAACGGACATTGGAGGGCATCAAGACCTCACGCTCTCCAGACATCTCAGACAGTTGCGTAATGTCTGCACCCTTTTTGTTTTTGACGCGGAACGTCAGATGGTTACCGGTGCCAATAGCAAACTCCTCAGCAATGACCCTGTCCTTAGACCAGCTCTCTAAAGCTCGTACCGACTTGCCCTCGGTTAGTGCCTCGAGGATTTTGTTCATGTCCTCCGTGCTTGCGTTAAGGCCCCGATAAACAACGCCGTCGAACTTAGGAGCTTTCGCGATATATCCCTCGAGCAGCTCGATGTTTTTGTCGACCTTCTTGCTTCCCTTGTAGAGACGGGTCTGGGCCTTTTCGTAACGAGTCAAAGTAATGCCATCAGCCTCAGCCCGACGGAACTGCTCTGCCCTTACAGACCTGAAACCCTCGACAGACCAATCCTCGATCGCCCCTAGCTCTTCCTTGCTCGGTTTTAAGAAGCTAGAGGCAGCAGGTGTCGGCTTCGGCTTCGGCTTAGGAGCAGGCTTGGGTTTCGGCTTGGGCTTTGGCTTCGGTTTCGGCTTCGCGTTGATCTTCGATACCGGCCCGTAGGCCCGCTTCAGATCGTCGATTGTCTTCTCGCTGCCGTCTTCGCGGACAAACCTGCGGATTGCCCCGTCGGGGCCGTATTTCTTCGAGAGGGCCGTGAAGTACCCAACCTGGCCCTTGTCGCCTAGAACCTCCTTCTGCACTTCTTTCGGCTGCCTCTTAAGCCAGGCCCCGTATGTCTCGCCGTCGGGGATGTTCTTCTTGCTGTTAGGTCGCCCGATCTCACTGTCCGGTGGCGGGTCGAACCCGAGGCGCTTGTAGTCGATGATCGGTACGGTCGTAGACCGGCAGTTGAAATGCTGCGGAGGTATCGGCCCCTTGCCGTAGGCGTGCTCTGTCCCGTCGAGAGCCCTGCAGATCGGAGAGGTTCGGCTATCAAGCGTCGAGGTGTACCGATACTTCGTTGTGATGTCTTGATTGGCCTCGTAGGCTTTCATGCTCGCCGCGTTAGCGACTTGATTGATGCTCGTCCTAACGACCGTTCGGATCTGGTTGTTCGCCTTTACCGTCGCCGACCCGCCCGCGCGTAAAAGCTGCGAGATCGAACCCGAGTCGCCTTCTTGCAACCTGCCGATAAGCCGTCGCGTGATCGAGTCGGTCGACTCCCCGGTCAGGAACCCGTTGCGAACCGCCTGCCCGAACGCTGCGGCCTCACGCTCGGCCATATTCTCGAAAGAGCTCTTCAAGACCTGCCCGTTAGGCAGCGTCAAAGTCACGCCGTCGGCAATCGTTACCCGCACGGCCTCGGCTGCGCCGGTAACTGCCGCCTGCAGGTCGTCACTTAAGGAGACGATTCCGCGTTGCGTCGGGTCAAAGCTCGCAACGGCCTCCGCAAACCTAGGGCTAATCTCGACTGACTTAACTAAGTCTCGAGCTGACTCAGGCAAGGCGTCTTTTAGCTGCTCCTCTACAAAACCTGCCTGGACCCCCGCGAGTTCCTCAAGTTCCCCGATCGACAAGGCTGTGCTGTTGCTCGCCCATTGCGTCAATCCAGTTTTTAGCTGCCCGAGGATCGCCGTAAGCCTTTGAGCCTTAACAGGAGCCGAAGCAGCGTCGAGCCCAGCAAGACGTTGGCAAGTATCCACAAGCAGATCGTTATATGACCGAATGATCCGCTTAGCAACGCTGTTGCTATATCGATTGAGGTCGATTGCATTGCGATACAGCTCGGAAGGTGTGCTCATGTCGGCTCAATCCCTAACTCCTCTGCTGTCGCAATAGAAATCGCCGAAACATCGGCACCGCCCGCTAAAGCAGTGCCAACAATTTCAGTGAACGCTTCAACGACGTCTTCATCGTATGTGTGGATGTTTTCTTCCCATATACCACAGGGCCGACCATCAAAAAATTCAGTGATCCGGATCACAGCGAAGTATTGGTTTTGCAGCTCCTCCTGTGAATAGAAAAAAAACTGCTTGCGCGTATTACTCCGCCTGCTCATCTTCCTCGGGCGCTGCTTCCGGCATTGTGGCCTCTTCTTGCGCCTTCGGCTCCGGCTGGGGCTGCGTCATCTCGATCAAACCGCCCGTCTGCGTGGCCTCGAGCTCCTCCTCGACGTCAAACTCGTCGCCAAGCACTTCGCCTTCGGCAAGCTGGTCGAGCAGGGTCTTCTGCGTAATCGAGCCCGCGCTATAGAGCTGCAGCAAGGCTTGAATCTCTTGAGGCTCAAGGCGAGACGCGAGGAAGTCGCGATTAACGAAGCTGCTCCCTGCGTTCCGCTCCTGCATGTACTCCGCGTGGAAGACAAGGCAGTTATCAATGAGATCCTGCATTTGCTGCGCGATCACCATCATCGTCGAGTCGCCTTGGCTGCGATCGATCTTCTTTGCCTCTGCCGTCTCTGCTGATAGCTTCTGCCCGAGAACAGCGGCTAGACCGAGCTCATTAATCTGCTGCGCAACCTGATCGAGACGCTTGAACTGCGCCTCGTAGCTTCTACCGCCGGGCTCGATGTATTCCGCCCTGCCGTCAGACGGGAACGCGATCGCCTCACCTGGCCCTGCGCTGATCTCTTCTGCGGCTTGCGGGAAGCCGTAGAACGCGAGCATCGGAACCGCACTGATGTGCAACTGGTTATCGAGGTCCGACTGGACTTGGTATTGCTTGAGGTTTAGCTCTGCAATATCAGCGAGCGGCGGCCGCGACTCGAGGAGGCCAAGGCGGTTCGAGTACGCGACGGAGAATGGAATCTCTGAAAGGCTCGTCCGGCCCTCGTCCGTTACGACGAACTCGCCGCGTTGATTTTTCTGGTGGATCTCAAAAGCGCCGGGAGTAAGAACACGGACCTGCTCGACCTCTTTCTCGCCGTACAGACCATCAGGCACCAGGATCTTCTCGACGAGACGCAGCTGCGTTAAACGCTGCATCCCTTGGTCCATCTCGTAGCGCCACCCAAGGATGTCCCGTGGGGTGTAGGTAACCCAGTAGGGCCGTCCGTTCTGCCCTGCTGCCGGGGCATCGACAAGGACGCCGACGTGCCCGTAGCGGATGCACTTACGAGCCGTTTCGTAAGTCCAGACGTTCAGGTCGTTGCCCTGCAGATCGACGTCGAAGAGCTGCTCTGTAATTACATCGGCGACGTCCGAAAGCCGCACGGGCTTACGGGTCAGCATCCCAGCGAGCATCCGCTCGAGGCGCGCATAGAACGGCGCAAGCACCGATCGCATCAGCCTGTTGTCGTATGCCTCGTCGAGCTCGCGCGGCTCCTGTGGCAAGTACGTCCGATGTTTCTTGCGGATCCCGTAAGTGCCAGTCATCAGGGTCTCGATCAAGACCCAGTGCGGCTCCATATTGACCCACGCCGTGTTCGGGTCGTTGACATTCGTCGCCGTGCCTACTCGTTGGCGACCACTAAGACCGGAATACACGGCAACTCCTCGCCTGATCTAATTAGTTTAGTAAAGGCGGATTCCTGTACCACGTCCAGCGCGTTCGTGGAGAGGATTAAACGCACCGAGGATTAAGTAGCCGAGACCGTCAGTCCAGTGCTCGATATTCGCCGACTTATCGATCACATAATCCTCAGCACCTTGCTTGTAGGTGACGTTTTTAAGCGCCTTGATTGTGTGCTTACAACGCGGGTGAACGAATAAACGCAGGCTGCCTTTAGCCGTTCTGATCATCCAGTTCGTCGCGTTGATCTTGTCCTTAACAGACCAAGGAGCTTTCGGACTGATACAGCTAAACCCGAAGCGGCGGATGATGTCGTGGTCCGTGCGCCCGGCAGAGGACGTCTTACGAGCCGAGCCAGTTGGGTCGGGGTAGGCAACGATCTGCCGATCCGGGAACCGCTGCTTGAGCAGAGCGCACACCTCGTCGGTGTTCGACTGTTTGACAGCGAGCTCGTCCCAGATGTGCAGCGTGTCGCCCACCCTGCTCCCGAGAACGCCCGCCATAATGCTGACGTTGAAGTCGGTGCCCCAGTAGATCGGCCCGCCCGTGTCTTCGACGTCTTCGCTGATGTTCTCGTCGTCGAACCCGGGATAGACCCGGCCCGAGAGCGTCTCAAAGCTCGCTAGGTATTCTTGCCTAAAGGTGCGTTCGTCGAGAGTGTTCCGCGCTGCCTCGATCTCCTCCGCCGAAACGTTGCCGCCCTGGATCGTCGTAAACGAGAAGGTGTCCCAGTCCGCTTGCTCCTGGGCCTGCTCCCACAGGTCGTGGAACCAGTTAAGACCTGCCGGGGTGGTGATGAACCAGGCAGGGCCGTTTTGGTCTGATAGGGCAGGACGGAGGACCATCTCCCACGCCGTCTGCTTGACGTAGGCGGCCTCATCGATCACAAGCGCCGAAAGACTTACGCCGCGCAAGCTGTCCTCGTTGTCCGCGCCGCGAAGAGCGATCAGGCTGCCGTTAGCGAACTCGATCGACAGGTCTGACTCGTTCCGCTTGACGACGAGCTCCTCGGGGGCCATCGCCTTTAGCTGCCGCCATGCGATCTGCTTCGCCATCCGGTAGTTGGCGGTGACATACCAGCAGAGGCTGCCGGGCTTTTCCATCGCCCAGCAGATAAGGCGAGTAATGCAGAGGTAGGTCTTGCCGAAGCGACGACCCGAGCACAGCAGCTTGAAACGCTGATCCGCTTCCCATACCTCGCGCTGCGGACCCGTTAGCCCCTCCGCTAGCTGCTCGACGTAGTTGCTGCAATCGGCCTCGCTAAACGCGACTGCCGACTCGACTGCCGAGAGGATCGAACCGCCGGGAACCGCCGCAAGGATGCTCATTCAAACAACCGCGCGACCTTCGCGGCCTGGTTTACGCAACCAAGGGCGACGCTGAGGTTTCCGGTCTTCCGAGCCTCTTTCTGGATGCTCGAGAGCTGGGCAAGGATCTCCGCAGTGAAGCTGCGCCGATCGATCTCCCAGTCGGCACGGATCAACTCTCTCGCCTTCGCGATGTAGTTGTCCGTCTGCCTATCTGAGACCCCCCACTCATTCGCAGAGTATTGAACGATCTCCGAGCGCACCGCCCCGTTAGCTAAAAGGCGAGCAACTCGGTTCACTCGCATATCGACTTCGATCTTCGTTGACTTAGCCATCAGATTGGTTTCTCGAGGATGTAACCGGCGAAATCACCAAAACGGAACCACTGATAGGGGGCGCCGGGGAGTTGTTCCAATGTTATGGGTCTTTGCACTCCAGCAAGAGAGAGTTCTTTCTCAATGATTTCCTTTGCATCAACACCAGCCTCGTACTTACCCGCAAGGGTCAGACGAGTCATAACGGTGCCGAAGTAACCATGAGCGGTTTCAAGCTTGTCAAAAATGATGATCGCACCACCAGGGCGGCACTTGTTCAGCAGATCTAAAACAAAGTCCCTGCGCTTGCTGGGCTCTACAAACATCAGGGTCAGGAACGCGATGCCGAGATCAAAGGGCTCATATTCGTAGGACTCAGCTGTAGAGCAAACAAAGATGCCTGGGGCGTCGTAGATCTTCCGCATCTCGTCGGAGGGATCGATGCCGACGAGTCGAGCGTCTCGAGCTTTTAGCGTCGCCTCAAGACTGCGGCCGATGTTTCCAGTTGCGCAGCCGATGTCGTAGACCAGGCCCCCTTTCGGGATGTAATGCCGAGCGATGTGGGTGATTGCTGCGGTTGCTAAGTCGTACCAGGGGAGCTGCTCACGGACGTGGTTATCAAAGCCTTGGGCAACGTTTTGAGTTTCGAAGGTCCAGCTAGCGGGGATCTCTAATGTCATCAATCCTTAGGCAGATAACCAAACTGCTTTCGCAGCTCATTGTTGTAAAAGATAGTTGGAGAAGCGATTTGGGCAGCGATTGCTGTACTTACGCCGCTTGCACCCTGGAAAGTTTCTTTCTGTCGCTTGATTATCCATTTGGGAAGGATCTCTTCTGTTGCCTGCTTAAGAAGCCCTTTTGCTAGCGGGGAGTCTTTCTTGTCGAGGTTTACAGCCATCTCAACGAGCTGCTGCTCCATGAAGGGCAGACGGCACTCGACCCCTGCTGCCATGAAGGCCTTGTTACAGCGAACGAAATTGCCACGCGACATCTTTGCTAGCTGCTGACGACGCAACTCGAGGAGAGGTGCCCCAGACAGCTTTGAGGCTTTGATGCAGAAGTTGCCATACCCACCGAAGAGCTCATCAGCAGCCTCACCGGATAGGCAGGCCTTAAAGCCTTCTGCTGCGATGCGCTGGGCCAATGGAAGGCAAAGCATCGCAATCTCAATCTGTGCCTTGCTTGCGATCTCGATCGACTTGATGGCCTGATTTGTGAGATCAGTAGAGATCTCTACTGGCACCTCAATCAGATTCACCCCGAGGTCAGAACAAAGCCGACGTGCTGCAGCTAAGTCCGTTGAATCCTTGTCGAAGGTCGCAGTGAAGGCGGTTACGTCCTGCGAACGCTGCTTTGCCAAGGCAAGGATGATGCTGCTGTCTAAGCCGCCTGAAATCAAGCAGCAGACAGGCGCATCTGCCTCCAACCTCTTGTTAACGCCCTGTTCCAGCAGGCCTAACAGGCTCTTCGGTTCAGCTGGAGCCTGGCGAGGCAGCTTGTAGTAGGCAAACCACTCGCCTGTGTTGAGGTTGAACGCATGACCTGGCGGGACAGCAATGGGTTTTAGAGACCTAGGGAAGGCCTTTCGCTCTGATGCCCAGAGGTAGCCGGTCTTTGTTTTTGCGATGTAGAGCGGGATTTTGCCGAATGGATCTCGTGCTAGCCAGTGCTGCCCCTCGCAGCTCCAGGCAAAGGCAAACATCCCATCAAGCTCGTTAAGTCCTTTGATCCCCTTGCGATGTAGGAGATCAGCTAAGGCCTCTGTGTCGCCCTGGGTTTTGTAGGTAGTAGGGCTTGCCTGTCGGATCTCGCGATGGTTCCAGATCTCCCCGTTGAAGGTCAGAGTCGCGCCCTGGTGATGGAAAGGCTGAGCTGATGCATCAGTGAGGTCTACAAGCGATAGGCGTACATGCCCGTGTAGAGCCTCATCGTGTTGAGATAGGCCTCGGCCATCAGGCCCTCGATGCTCAATCCGATCCAGCATCGTGGCAACAGTGGCCTCTGTGCCGTTAAAGGCCCCTGCTATGCCGCACATGACAAGATCTTCTCCTCGATAGTTTTCGCGACCTGCTTCATCATTAAGGGAGGTACTGCCCGCCCACATCGCTCCCACCGCTGCAGGAACTCACCAGAAAGCACGAAGTCATCAGGGAAGCCACAGAGACGCTTTACTTCTGGGATCGTTAGCAGCCGAGGTTCAGCCCAGTGGAAATGTTGAGCTGTCGCGGTGATGGTCGGTGCGATCGCCTCAGGATCTAGCTTCGCGAAGTTGAAGAAGGTGCCCTTGCCTGTCATTGCTTTGCAGGCTTCTGCGAACGTCTTGCCAGGAATCGTTCGTTGCCACAGGGTCTCGGTTTTAGTTTCAGGAGTCAGGAATTTGATTTCTTTTTCACCAGGCTCTGAAACACCAGCCAGTCCCTCTCGAGCTGTGTAGTAGTAGGAGAAGGGCGCAGGGTGCACAGGAGGCAGGTTTAGGTCGTTCCTGACGCCTACAAAGATGGTGCGCTGGCGGGCTTGAGGTACGCCTAACCAACGCCCGTCGAGGATTTTGCAACTGACCTGATAACCACAGGCCCGCAGCTCAGCAAGGATCCGCTTGAAGTAACCCTTCGCGGTGCCCTTTACCAGTCCGGTGACGTTTTCAGCAACGAAGACCTTGGGCTGAACCCCCTTCAGGATCCTCGCGTATTCGTAGAAAAGATCGTCAACACGCTGGGCACCGTCGGAATAGTTCTTGACCTTGCCCCATCCCTTCTCGCGAGAGCCAGCGGTTGAGAAGGCAGAGCAAGGAGGAGAGCCATCAAGGATGTCGAGCTCTCCCTGAACGACACCAGCACGCTGCATGAGCTTTTCAGGAGTCAGATCCCTGATGTCTGAGCCATCAAGAAAGCTGTTTGGATGGTTGGCTTTATAGGTCCGCTGTGCCTCTGGAATGAACTCGAGGGCATAAACGACCTTGTAACCGGCCATCCGGTAGCCAAGGCAAGAGCCTCCACATCCTGAGAACGTAGAAGCGACCTTGTAACCGTTCCATGGGAGGGCTTGAACCTCCTGCATGGAGGGGACGTGATAGGCCGGCTTGGTCATGAGGATTTGCCGCTCCACTCGTAGCCACAGGAGGGGCAGCGATGTTCGGTGGTGATGTCGTCGTCTACCTCAGCGAAGTCTTCTGGTGGCAAGACCTCTGCCTCTGTTTCGAGAATGCCGTCGAGATCGTCTTGCGAGAAGAACAGGGAGATGTCGTGCTGCTCGCCGAGACGGTTCAGCATCTCCTGATCCCACTCGGAGAGGTCGGCGGTGCGGTTATCGGCGAGGGCAAGGCCAACCTTTTGCTCCTCGGTCAGGCCGGTGCGTCGGACAGCGATCACTTCGTCGCCGTCGGTCTCGATGACGCGGATCCGATCGATGCCGGCCTCCTTAGCGCCCTCGATAGTGCCGTTGCCAGCGAGGATGCGGTTGTCCTCGTCGATAACGATTGAACGGGCGGCACCGTACCGCTGCAGGGACTCTTTAATTAGTTCTGCGGAACGATCGGTGCGCTTCCGTGCGTTTTTGTAATCAGACTTGAGGTCTTTGATCGATGTCACTGGAGTTGTTTTTTATCGTCCAGTAAGACATTAGCTGCTTAATTTTCGGTTCCACAAGATGCATCGAGCTCACCGTCCCGACATATTCCCCAACTTGAATGCGGACGCAACCATCGTCGAGGGTGCGGATCTTTGCTGCGGGCGTAGGCGAGGTTGAGGCGTCGCTCATAGTCGAGGAAGGCGCGGAGCTCATTGTCATGCTGCGCGATGCGGAGGCGTTCGTCGAGGTTCATTGTCGTGACGCTTGCCGTCGGAGTTCTTCTACCGTCACCTGAGCCCAAGCGATTGCTTGCTCTTTCATTGCTTGTCGAATCGAGGGAGTGATAGGCGCAGCAACGGCAAGTCGCGTCCTAAACCCAGATGCAGGACCACCACCCTTTAACACCCGACCAACGTCGACGACGCAGGTCCAATCTTTCTTTGCCTCGATAACTTGACCGTCTTCGTCGAAAAAATCGATCGTCGGCGGAGAGTTACCCGTAGCAGTGTGCTGGTTCCATTCGCCTTCGATCTGCGGCCTAAAAAAGACAGGCTCGTCTGTGTTTTGGAACCATTCGGAGTCGACATCCATTTGATTGTCGAAGACTTCAGCCTGCTCGCCAGCGAGACGAATGTGCTTACTCTTCCGTTCTTGGCGACGCTTTGCGTTTTTACCCATCGGGAGAAAATCGAGGATTACTGGTCAAGTCAGTCAATGGAACCTTCTTCTGTCTTAAAGGTCGAATCCATCGATTTCGCGATTGTTTCGAGCGCGTGCGCAATCCTGTAGAGAGGCGTCGAGCACAGAGCCAGCTCTTCAGGATTGAAAACCTCCTCGAGAGCATCTGCGATCTTCTTGAGATTCCTTGAGCGGTCGTATGTCATGAGGAGGAAGAAGAGAATGGGGTGTCGGGGAGGGATCTAGCTCTCGCCCCCTAGAAGTCGAGAGTTGTCCGGCTTTTCCTGCGCAGCTCTGCAGGTGTTGTATGACCTGGAAGCCCCGACGGGAGGCTTAGTTCGTGCGGTTGAGGTACTCGAGCACCCAGAACCATATCTCTGTTGGGGCATACTGCCCGGCGACGTAGTAGGGGGTGCCGTCCTCGAGGATGCGGAGGCGTCCGTAGTTGCCTGGCACTAGAGGTTCCTCGCTCTGTATACGGACAGGATAGCGCCGGTGTACAGCGTCGCGCTGTCGACGCATCTCGTTGCCGTCCTGTCGCCATAGGCGTTGCGCTTCGGGGCCGTGCCCGTAGTCGCGCCAGTCCCGTCGGGCTTGGCTGCGGACGTAGGAGCGAAGGTCAGAGATCGTTTTCATCGAATCCCTCCTCGAGCTCGAAACGGCGTTGGTCGCAGGGCTCTTCGCCTTCGTCGTCCTTTGTGTGGAAGGTTACGGTGAGGCCCTTGCGGTAGTAGGTCTTGAGGATCGCGATCTCCTCGCCGTCGCTGCGGCAGACGCCGGAGGTGAACAGGGTGTCGGTTTCGGGGTCGCGGATCTCGTAGCGGCAGACCTCGTAGGTCCGCTCGGCGGTTTCTTCGAGCCACTCCTGGAGGGCTAGAGACTGGTGGAAGGCGTCAGGCATTGAGCTGTAAGGCGAGACCCCGAAGGGAGGACATTGAGAGGGTGACGTCTGCGCCGCCTTCGAGCTTGAAGACGTAGTAACGGCACTGGTCGG